ACGCATAGAGATGTTCATGTCGCCATCACTCATCTCACCCATGGGTGCTTCTTCTGACTTCTTGCCCTTAGTCATCATGTCATTGAGGATTAGGGTGATATCAGGTTTACGACCATTCATTGAAGCGGGGTTCATCTATTATGCTCCCTTGTGAGTAACGCCAGAGGGACGAACAAAGGCGAACACGCCCAACACACTACCAGAAGCAGGATCAGCAGCCAAACCAGCAAAGTCGTAGCACTGGATAGTGATAGCAGTACCTGCTTTCACAGCAGCTTGCACATCATTGGTGATCTCCACAGAAGCAATGCCACTACCAGAAGCAGCAATGAAGTTTGCCCCACCAGTGATGTAACGGAAGAAGCGCTCACTTGTGATGACCAGGGAGTATGCTCCTACACCCGTACGGGTGAAGCTGAAGTCACCCTTGACAGTTCCAACTGCTCCAGTGGCGCCAATGACTACGTTACCTTCCAGGAAGACGAGGTCGGTATGGGGTGTTTCGATCGTTCCGCGAATGTACATTAGGTTCTCCTTTGTTGAATTTGCCTAGCAGACATATTACCAGAGTAGAGAATAAGAAAAAGGGACAGCCATTGCAGCTGCCCCAACTAACCAGAAACGGTGAGAGATTAAGCGATCACAACGCGAGCGTTGAATCCAGGTGCCCGGCAAGCAATCTGTCCACGGAACTTGACGCGTGCTTCCATTGCGTCAGCGCTCTCAAGCATTCGGATAATCTTGCCATCGTTATCCAACACCTTCACAGGTTCGCTGTCAACATGGAGGACGTCAATAGTATCCAACTGGAGGATGAACATTTCACCAACAGGACAGTCAGCATCAGCAAGCACCTTGACGATGCCACGAGGTCCTTGGATGGAGATGGCTTCATAGCCCCAAGAGAGGTCGCCAGTAGGATTGACCAGTTGCACTTTGCTTCCGAATGCCACATTGAGAGTAGCCCACACAGTGGGATGAACCACAGCAACGTCAGGACGAGCAGTAGAGTTAGCCGTCATGTCCGTGAGGACCTTCTGGATGATCTCTTCCACAGGCATACCAGCATACTTGGTGACGTAGTTACCAGCAAGGCGACGACGATCAACGCTACGGTTCACACCGAAGAAGTTGTCGTTGGAAGCCACAGTGGCAGGAATCCAAGCAGCGAGACCCTTGATATGGATGTCATAGTCACCTTCGCGGAAGATGTACTGGTTAGCGACGAGACCAGAAGCTGTAGCTGTAAGAGCAGCTCCACCCTTGGTTGCCGAAACAGTAAAGGTGCCTGCATCTTCATTCACAGACTTGATGAAGTTAACAGTTGCAGAGAGGGATCCACCACCATCAGCAGTAGAGGACTCGATCTTGGCGCCAACATAGAGGTTGATGGCGTCAGCAGGGTTGGCAAGGACGATGTCGGTATTGCCAGCAACCTGGGAAGCAGACACGCGGCCAATGGAACCAGAACCGCTACGGAAGATGCCGTGGGAGAGCGAGACAGACAGCTTCTCGATGGTGTTGTCCATTTCAAACTTGCGGGCATCAAAGAAAGCACGAGCGTTGGGGCCTTCAGAATCTTGCAGCACGTCCGTGGACCAGCATTGTGTAGCATAGTAGTTCTGGAAGGTCACCACGAAGTCAACGCCTTCGCTACCATCAGCATTACCCTGTGCATCTGCAAACGTGGCAGAAGCTCCACCACCAAGGCTAAAGGGCACACACATAGTGAAGTTCTTACCAGAGACGCGTTTCTTGCGTTGGGCCAAAAGCATGCCAAGAAGGGGATGCGAGCGAGTCATCTGCTCCATCACCTTGCGGTCATCATAATATGCCTGGAGAGCGTAGTCAAACTTATTGGAAGTCAAAGCCATGAGATTATCCCTTTCTATGAACGATTGCAGCAACCCTATTTGGACTTACCAGGTGCTGCGTCCTGGAGTCCACCACTAAACCTGTGGCCATGGTTGGCAGGTGTAGCTTCTGCGGTTGCTGCTGTGTGATATCGTCACAGACAAAGATCTGGCTATATACTACTGGAAGTTTACTGAAGGAACTTAAGGGCTGCTTCCAACCTCTCCTGCTCTGTCCTATGGGCAGGGTTTTGGTTGGTGGTAGAGCTCTGTTGGAAGCTAGAGAGTGTCACCGGGGGAACTTGAGTAGATGGTTGTTGCGGTTGTGGAGCAGGAGTTGCTGGTTGGAACCTGCTCTTCACCTTATTGAGTGACAGATACTTCTGTGTGGCAATATTTTCAAGGTGGCGCTCTACAGCTTCCATGGCATTCAGGGTTGCTACCCGTAGATTTTCAGGTGTCATCTGCTCTTTAGTCTCTTCATAGTATGCCTTAACGGTATTCATAACCGTCTCATACGCACCTTCAGTGGCAATAAACTCATACTTGGAAACGTCTGCGTGCACCATTTGCTGAATATCGCCTAGATAGCCAGCTTCAGCGTCTCGATCTCTTGCCTGTGCAGCAGAGGTGGCTTCATCCTCCTTCTGCTTCTTGATGGCATCAATCTCTTGCTTTAGAGCATTAAACTGTTGCTTGGCAGGATCACTGCTATCGAGGATATAGTCAGTGATCTGTGCATGGGTGAGGCCAAATGCTTCCAACACTGCCATTGGGTTGGTCTTAGCTACTTCTGCAAGCTGTGCCCACTGGTCTGCTTTATCCTGCACCTCTTTCATGGCAAGTTGCTTCTGTGCTAGTGCCTTCTCTCTCTTCTGAATATGAGCCATACGGTGGATGTAGTCAAGGTTGGTCTCTTCAGGTTGCTTCTCATTGGCAGTAGGAGGCACTTCAGGAGTAGATGCCGGAGGAGGTGTAGACGATATTACTGCTGGTTTGAAGTTGTCACTAAGTGCTTCTTTAGCCCATGCAACAATATCATCTGATGGGACTACAGATGGCTGGGTGGTTGGTGCTTGATTGGAAGTGGTAGGTGTGACGGGTGTAGACGGTGTGGCGGTATCGGACATGATATTTTCTCCCTGGTTCGAGATGGTTGCTGCAGTTTGGACTCGAATCCAGGGATATATTACTAGAGTTACATTGGCATGGCAGGCATGGGAGGTACTGCTTCTACGGGAGCAGTAGGTTGGGTTGGCACTGGTGGTTGGAGACTATCCTTTAGAGCAAGTGTATCATCAATGAAGGTGCGGATAAGGTCTAATGTGTCTTCTGGACAGTTGTTAACCTCAAGGAAGCTGAGCTCTTGGATTGCAATCCTTAATGTTGTCTCAAGGTCCCAATATTTGTTGGCACGCACAAGCTCACCAGTGTCTACTATCTTAGCCAACGTCTCTTTGGCCATATACACCGCGGCATTCTTGCGCCTCATCATTGACACCATATCAGCTGGAAGGTCAAGCATCTCGATGAACTCTTCTTGGCTTATTAGGCCAATGTTCATATACTCTTGCAGTTGCGCAAACCTTGCTTCTGGTTGCTGTGGCAAAGCACTGGTTGGGTAAGGTTTCACTGTAAATTTAGAAGCATCCATGTCCACTGCTGCCCAGTCAATAGCTTCCATAGCACCTTTGGGTGTAAATGACATGACATTGAACTTGGGGTTGATGGCTGCTACCTTCTTGGCGGCATTGATGGTGAGATTGAAGATGTCTACATACATCTCCTCAAAGCTCTGGCCAATAAGGACAAAGCGCTCACTCTCGATATCGTTGTAGGTAGAGATAGCCTTACCACTGTTTAGACCAGCAGGTTTCTCAGAGCGTGCAGACAACTGGGACACACCTACGGCAGCATAGGCTTCGTTCTTTAGAAACATCAGCCATTCGATGGTCTGTGGGTGAACAGGTTGGCCAACAATACGTTGAGGAGCTTGACCAGTGGTTTCGATGATCTTGCCAATCTGGTTATTAGCCATATGGCGTTTGTCTACACTATCCTTAGGGACAAGCCAGAATGGTGTAGATGAGAGAATCATGTTCTGGCTGATGTGGAATAGCTGCTTGTTGATTGCCACTTGCCACGGTGTGATCTCGTCTACCAATGATATGCCCCAGAAGCCAATGGAAGGAGCACTCCACCGTATGAAGGCAAATGGAAGCTGCTTGTCTTCAAATGACTCATCAAGGAGCGTCACGCTACCACAGCAGATAACATGTCTACCCTTAGAGGATGTTGGTAGTGCCCATGCTTCAAAGGTGAGGATAGACTCCATGATGGGGTCACCAGAAATAGAGGTTACTCCCTGCTCCTGGTTGATTTGCATCTCATACTTAGGGAACTTCTGGATGAGCTGGTGACGTGGTACCAGTTTCCACCTATAGAAGCGGGTAGGCTTACCATACTGGGCATCCATATCGTCTACTAGACATTCATATGGAGGTACACGCTCATAGGATACACCATCTTCACCTGGGATAACCTGGATGATGCCTGTGCCACACACCTCTGCATCATTGAATGCACGCTTAGCTACCTGGTGGAACTTGCCAGCATACATAAGTCCGTACACTGCTCTATCTAGTTTCTCTGCTTTACGTTGGGTATGCCAGTCAGCATTGTCACAAACAATGGTAACCTTCACCTTGTTCTTGGAGATCTTGGCTGCCACTGTATCACAAGCAGACTTGGCAATATTCCATGTCAGCTTGTCCTCTGGGATAGATAGTGAGTCTAAGGCGGAAGCAGCAAAGCCTCTGTATCCCTGGACTAGGGATGTGATGTGGGTTTGAGAGTACACCTTCATGTTCTTAAGGTATTTGTTCTCTAGTGGACGGTTGTTTGCGTCAAGGGTGTAGATGAGTGGGACAAGGTATGAGTGGACCTCGTTAGATTTGGCTTCAGTCCAATCTCCATGGACACCAGAATACATTCCACCTAGGTTAACACTGAAGCTATGTAACATCTGTTTGCTTCCTTATATTAGTTGACTGGAGAGATATTACTATAGCAGCCTTAGCAACTAGGTAGGCTTGATGGGCTTCTGCTGCAGTGAGGAAGTTACCGAGGTGTTTAAGTTTGCCGTCTATCTTAATCTGCGCTCTCCACTTACCAGATTTCTTTTGGAAACCAGCGCCAACTAGTTTTCCATCACGATGGCATCTAAGATTCTGTTGGTTGCCACGGTTGGTGGTAATGCACAGGTTATTTCTCTGGTTATTTCTCGGATCTCCGTCTAAATGGTCAATAACTTCATCCTGGGTTAGTGGTCTACCTACCATCCTCTCCATGATGAGACGATGCAGTTGGGCATCTTTATTCTTAGAGTAATAGGAAGCAATGTGACAGTAACCATAATGCGTCTTACTAATCGTCCTGCTGCCAGCTATGTCGGCATCACAGTCATCCACAAGGGTGAAGCCATGTTGACCACTTTTGCCAATAGGTAGTTGTTTCATTACGATACCTCCATTTGAGGTTATACGTTACCACCCACCGTTTTGAGGCGGAACGAGGAAAGCATCCTCTTCTTCCACAGCAGGTTTGGCTGGTAACAAGGTGGCCTTGACGTCTCCTACTTCTATATAGAGGATGTTGTTTGCTGAGCACCATGCCAGAAAGTCTTGAAGCTCTTGGATACTATTAAAAGTTGTCATCGTCATTCTCCTCGTAGATGTCATCTTCAAAAGCAGCGAGCTCTCTACTCTTCTGCTTTGGTTGCTGCTGTTTGTTAGTGTATAGGTATGAGAAGCAGTGTCTCCAGGAATACAGGACACTGTCACTCAAATGGTTAGGCTGCTTGGGGTCTTCCATTCTCCCCTTAGCTGCCCATGTAAGGTTGGTCCACTCAGTGGCAAGAGCTCCACCTGAAGTTCCATCATCCACTATCTTGAGGTAACCGTTGGTGATGTCGGAGTTGATGAACTCAATGTATGCTAGCTTCTGGGTCTTCTCTGCCTTCTGTAAGGATAGGTGGAAGCGGTTATTGAGCTCCTCTGCTATAGACTTACCTAGTCCACCCTCATCTACTATCATTGCCATAGGGTTGTATTGCTTCTTGAGGTCTACTAGTATCTCCCCTAGGGTAGAGATGAGAAGCTTAGACTTCTTCCACTGGTGGATAATGTAACTGTTGCGTGTCTGGTGAGGGTTGTAGGCAATCACCACTATGGCTGTGTCATCATTCCACCCAAGGTCTACACCGATGACATAGAACCAGTCACCTGCTGGTAAGGATGAGGTGAGATTCTTGAGGGGATTATAGGCATATACCTGGTCATCAGTGGACTTTGCCCATTGGCCCATCCACTCACGAAGATACACTGGATTATCATCGGTCCACCCATTGGCTATCTTCTTCTTCTCCACATAGTCTTTAGCGTGGGGTATATAGACGTTGTCAATAGTGTTCCAGCTGTGTCTACTCCAGGTGGGAAGCTTTGTGTCTGCTTCATAGAAGTAAGAGGTGAAGTCAATAGAAGGTGTGCCGATGAGGCGTAACTTCCCATTCCTTGTGATGAAGGATGGGTCTATACACTCTTCAATGAGGTATTTGATGTGGCCACGGAAGGAAGCACATTCGTCGATGACCACTAGATCCCATGGTGTACCACGAAGGGTCTCTGCTACACTCTCGTCGTTTGCTCCCATCAGATATAGGACTGAACCATTCTGGAACTCCACTAGAAGCTCTGCTTCCTTGAAGGTTGCCTTCACCCTATATGTGGAAGCAAGTACCTTCAACATATTCCAGAGGATCATCTTGGCGGATTTACGGGTAAGTGCTAGGTAGCAGAGGTTTGCCCTAGGGGTGGATATGGCCTTATGGAGCAGTGTGGTAGCTGCTGTGGTAGACTTACCTGCTTGCCT